TATGCCCGCTCATAGGCCCGATACTTGAGATCTCGCTGCTCAGGTTGGGCAAGCTCCGCCTGGATGTCCAAGGACTCAAACGTGTCCGGCACCACCATCGAATTGTTGTAGCGGTACTTGTGCTGGCTGCGCCCTACGTCCCGACCGTTGTCCCGGTTCCAGTTGTTGAACCGGAATTCCTTGGAGTTCATCCGGCGGAACTCGATGGTCGGGTTGCAGATCCAGCAGTAGTCCACCGACACGGTATCCGTGGGACCTGGTGGGGTATCCAACACGATCTGCCCTAGCAGTCCGATGACAGACTGAGGGACCACTGGGGCCGCATTGATCAGCACCGTCACATCCCCAGGGTCGTCCGCAATCACACCATGCTGCGGGTCAAACACGTCCCAGGAGATGGCACCATCATTGGCGTCCGGCACCGTGAAGCTTGCTGCCACCCTGACCTGAGTGGCCAGAGGTACAGCCGTGATCCGGTAGGTCCCATCATTGAGCGCAGAGCCCGTGAGCGTGATGGATAGCCCCAGTGCAGACGGCCCCAAAGAAGCTGTGGGCAGATTAATCGTCACAGCATTCACGATGCTGGCCGTGGCTCCAGTCCCAATGCTCAAGGGCGGCTTGGTGATCGGACCCTTATCTACAAAGATACTGCGAGTCGTGATCGGGATGTTTCCCGTGAAACTTGCGAGGTTGCCCACAGGGTCAATCGGGTTACCCGCCACGTCGTGAGGGGTGCCTGTGGCGTTCACCTCCAGGGTGTACTCACCATCACCAAACCCTATGGTCTGAAGCAGCACCTGGGTATCCGAGATGGATTTGACCCTCTGGACCGTGACCGTGGAGGGGCCAGTAATGCTGTACTCCCCTGGGTCTGTCAGCGGCTCGTCCTGGCGCATCGGATCAGAGTAGGTGACGGTGACCTGCCCATCGTCCGACAACTCCACCCCAATCACAGACGGTGGGGCGACCTGGGCCACAAACGCCTGCGTATCTACGTAGGGCACCGCCAAGGGGGTCCTGAGGCCACGCACTTCAAGGATGTAGTCCTTGCCATTCGTGGGCTTGTTGACCTTCAAACGAACGCCTGCGACCCCCAGAGTACGTTCCCAGGGAATACTTGGGTTCTGAGGGTCCAGCCTATCCAATGGCTCGGTGAGGATGAGGACACCATTGCCATCCACACTCAACACCTGGACATTTTCCTGACGATTCCACTCGCTGAGGAACGACAGGTATTCCCTAGCCACGAACCCAGCCGCAGCACCCGCACTGGGCAAGAAGTACGGGGACCGTTCCCTAGCAGCCGGGGTGTGATCCACCACCATTGTCAGCGCAGCATCCATCACGGACTGAGCCTCAAGGGATGCTGAGGCTTCAATCGGATTGAGCGCTCCCTGTAGCCCTGAGCCAGCTGTAATTGAGCTTGCCAGCGGCATCGAGTTGCCCAGGGAGCCAACCATGGCCGAGCTACCTTGGATCTCCACGCCATCTGCTAGCTGGAGGGTCGCCGTCACAGCTGAATCGGCTTTGAGCACCGCAGAGTTAATCAGCGGGTTCAGTGTCAAGGCCGCCGCCATGGACGAGTTGGCGACTGCCCCCAAGAGGTAGCCGGGGTCCGACTCGGGGGACTCCAAGATTACCCCGACGCCCCGAACGGTCGGCGCCAAGATCAATTCCACCGATTGGACTGCAATCGGCACTGCGCCCACGCTGGCCTTCAGACGATAATTGGCCGGATTCGCCGCACCCCGGAAGTCCAGGGGCGTGTCAAACGTGACGACAAGGGTCTCCTCTGTGGATTCAACAAACATTAAAAATCGCCTGAGTGATCTTCACTCGTTACGCACTCATTTTCTTTCTTGCCCAAGCGGTCCCGGTTGCGGACACCCGCCCAGTACGACCTGAAGTCGTCGTAGTAGTAGATCCCCATGTCCCAGCGCATGGCGTCCAGAATTCTCCCAATGGGCTCATTCGGAACAGCGTGTGAGCCGGACGCATCAGGTCCAAAATTTGCCGTGTCGCTGTGTCGTTGGCGAACACGTCCGGCGGGAAACCACCGCCTGGAGGGGCCAACACATCCACAGAGAATCCGAATTGATCCGAAATATCCAGACCAGAGGCTCCACCCCTCACCAGCAGGAAGTTCTCGTCAACCTGGACACCACCTGAGATGAATAGCTCCACCACATCGCCCATGGACTCTGGGATCGAACCCTGGAAGTAAATCCGAATGAGGTTCAGCAAGAAGGTGCGGAATTCCTCGTCGGAGTACACAAGCGGCGGGAGCTTGTTGTTGACCAGGAGCAGGTACCCGATAACCGACCACAGGAAATCTGACCGAGTTTGACGGAAATCCTGATCGAAGGAGATGTCCTCCAGGGCAAGCTCGATACGAGCAAGCTCCACAGCCACCGCCTTCATCTCCACCGTGTAGTTTGGACCCTCGATGGACGAGACGTAGTTCGATGGGAGCAGGTCCAGAAGGGTTGTGAAGATAGTCTGCGCCCGCTGAAGCAGGCGGAGATTATATTCCTTGCCCTTCTGGGTGACTGTGTGATTCAGCCTATTTGGGTCGTTGACAAACCTGGCCATCAGTCAGCTTCAGAAAACGTGATCGTGAAATCACCCAGGTTAATAAACTCGACACTCTGAGTCCGAATGTCGTTAGATCCGGAAGCGCCTCGTACGATGTAGCTCACCGCATACGAGTGATTAGCCGGGCTGTCCGGGGGCACTCCCGAGCCCGACAAAGACAGCACCACATGGTTGGCTGTACGACGAAGCCTCTCCGCCGGAATCTGCGATGGCTGGAACCCTTCTAGAGTCAACGTAGCGTCATCCGAGTACCCTAGGATGACGGCCCCACCCGCACCAATGATGTACGCCTGACGCTCTGCTTGCGCCACCGTGCTCAGGCTCACAGACAGTGTAAATGCCTCGTCATCCTGAAACACCCCTCGATGCTCCACATCCAGGCCACCACCATCCGTGGTCGGGTTCCTCAAAGGGTTGGTCAGAATGTAGACAAGGTTGCCACCGATATCGAGTGACGTGGGCCGGGGGCTAATAAAGGTGGAGAGCACACCCTCACGAAGCTTTCGGCTACCATCGGCATAAGCCATGAGCGCCATGGGTAGGACGTTGAACTCCACGCCATCCGAATCGTTGATAGCGGCATCCACGTTAGACTGCGCCACACCTTGGCCAATGACCTTGCGGTTCAGTTCCAAGGAGACGTTGGACCGGATCTCCGGGTCGGCATTGTCCTTGGTTGCACCCTCGGAAAGCTGGACCGTGGTCTCAATGTCCACATCGTTTTGAACAGCCTGTTTGACGAGCACATCCGCCGTCACATGCCGCTGGTTGTTGATGACTTGCTGCAACTCCTGAAGCAAGTCATTGATCACGTAGGTCACCGCAAAGTTTTCGTCGTGGATGTAGTCCACGGAAACCTGCTGACCGTTCAGAATGTCAGACCCTGAAGTCCGCACAATCCGCACAGGCGTGGTCGGTGTCCCCACGATGATTTCGTAATCCGGAACCGCAGCACTCGGAGGGTCAAACTCCTCGCTACGGTCTTCATTGAACACGCGAATCGTCGCTGTGTTGATGCCCACCGAGCCCAGGGGCTCTGGCTCGAAACCGATCATCACATGGGCTTCGTCGTTGATCGTGATGGTGTCGCCACTGGGCTTGCCACCGGCAGGTACGATGGCCAGGAAGTCCTTGGCAATGGTGCTCTCACCCGTCAACAATGGGTCATCCACCTTGGACAACTCATAATGCACTGAGGGGTCCAGAGGCCCGGCAACCTCACCTACGACCGAGATCACCCGACGCACCGGCTGGAGCGTGAACCGGAACTCATTGATGACCTGGAAGCGGTAGTCTGCGTGGATGATGTCATCGAGCGCCGTGACAGGCTGGGCGATCGAGTTGTCAATGATGAAGGTCTGGAAATCGCTGATGATCACGCCCGTGAGGTCGTAGTCCTCACCCAGCGTGATGTTCCGAACTCCCAAGCCTTGGCTAGGGTTATTCAGGATCTCAATGAGAGGAGTGTCCACAGTGACCCGCGAGTCAAGCACCTTGAGCACAAGCTGTGTCGGCGTGATGCTGATGATCTGACAAGCGACATCCCTGGCAACATCGAATGTGAACGCAAAGTTGTCTGTAACCTGTCGCTCCCGAAGCCCCTGGGTCCAGATATCAACCTTACCGCCGATGTGCTTCCTACGAACGTCGTCGTAGTCACGCATCATCAGCGAGTCACCACTCTTGACGATCTTGGCCTTGATGATCCCGATCTGCTCTGCCGCCGTTGCGGCGTAGCCACCTTCAGTACCTGTATCAACCGACGCAAAGCCAAGAATCGCTCGGGACGACAGGTTGGCATTGGACTCCTGGTCGTCACCGAACACCGTAGCTTCAGTGTTGGTAACCGACACACCAGAGACGCCCGTGATGGACGTGATCACACCCGCCGGTACGTTACCTGCGGAACCCACTTCCTCCGCCACAATGTCAGCGATGATCTCAAACCGCTGAGTGTTGAAGTTAAAGAACGCTAGAGCATTGGTTGCAGGCAGCACGTAGGAGCCGCCGATCCGGAACCGCCGGGACGACACTCCTGTTTCGGCGTCCGGCGTTGAGATCACTGTGGAGCCTGCTGGGACCACAATGTCTTGGGTCGGCTGAGAAGCCGTGTAGATGACCACCTGACCCACGGATTGCCGACCCGTGAGCCGGGTCTTGTTGACGTTGGCGGACAGCTTATCGAATTGCTGATCAATGAGGGACTGCACCGCAGTGTCATTGGTCAGGCCCAGAGCAGCCTTGAGCGCCTGTTTGTAAGCGCTGGACACAACGAGGTCGGAGATCCCATCACCGGACA